AAGTTCTTAAGTACATTAATTGTATTAGTATCAATCTTCATAATTTATTCACCTTTCGTTAATTTAAATATTTTACTTCTTCTTCTGTTTACCGCCTAGCTGAGAAGGGTCAGCAGTAGCGGCAGCGCCAATTGACGCCAAATCAGCAAGAGAACCACCAAAAATATACGTTCCTACATGCTGCATTTTCATCCATGGGCAGAACCATGTCTTAAGTTCAATTTGTTGAGCCTTTTGACAAAACCAATAGTCTTCGGACAAGTATCTCTTTGAGACTGGATCGACTTCAGCTTGAAAATACATCATGATCTCGCGAGTACCGTCAAAGTGCTCAGTGCGAACATGATCTGGCTTATACATATACTGAGGATATGAGTCCGTAAACTTCTGCATTGCTGGCTTAGTAATCATCATAAATCCAGTTCCAATTTCTAGAACTTCACAAGGTTCTCCAATAGCAATTGACTGTTGACCGCCCTTTGGATTAAATACAAAATCGCCAACAAACTTTTCAAGCACGTTAGGATCAGCATCGGCAACACCCTTATCTACCGCACGTTTAATCTTTTCCCAAGAAATACACTTTTTAGGATAAGGTCCGCCAATGATATCATACTTTTCTGGATTTTGTGCTTGAAGAGCCATCAAGGCGATAACGTCTTGGGGATTAAATCCAATATCAGAATCAATAAACATCAAATGTTCTGCATCGGAACGCATAAACTCATCGCAACAGTAATTTCTTGCGCGCGTAATCAGTGATTCGTTAAACAAAAAATAATATTGAAGCGGTATTCCATACTGAGCACAAATCGCCGAAAGATCAGCACAAGACTTAGCAAACATACCAGCACATGCGCCACCATACATTGGAGTGGCGATAAAAAGCTTACGCTTTCTTAATTCTTCTACGTTAATGTTAATTTCCATACTTTATTCACCTTTATTTTTATAATGATCGTTAAACAAACACATTAGCGTGTAATGTAGGGTTTTCATCAAGTCATCTTTGTTATTACCATTTTTCTTACCATAACGCCAAAGATATTTTAATCCTGTGTTACGAAAAGTAGGAGTGGTGTCCCCGAGAGCAATCCATGCATCAAAACATTGAACATCGTTTTCTGTTTTGTAATGAGCATCGTATGTCTTATCTATATAGGCTTTGAAATCTTCAATAATCCTATCTTCAGCATATTTGTATGAAATATTTTTATCTTTACTTGTCATTAATAATATCCACAATTCTTTCAAAGACAACCAATTGGTCTTTTTTATTATTATTTTCAAACTTTTCAACGTTAAACATAATATTGAAGTTTGTCATTATGTTATTCAATTTAGTTTCTCTACCCGCCAACCAAGTTTCATTTTGGTCGCTACCGCGTTCTTTATAACGTTCTGTTCTAATATCTTTCGTAGTTGATAGATAAATTACTTTTGTATCGAAATTATCAATACAATGTTCTAGGAAAGAAGAAGTAAATAACCTATCACCCTCAAATAATACTATACTATCTTTACTCAAAAAGTCAAGAAACTTTATTGCTTCCGGTTGTACTGCCATTGACATACGATCTGTCCCTGAAAATACTTCCCCTTCTTCGTATTTACCCAATACGTAAATGTTATCAAATTGAAGGTAAGGAACTAATTTATAACTTGTATACTTGGGTTCAAATTTATATTTTTCCAATATCATTTTCATCAACGTGGATTTACCGGAACCAGGTTCTCCGCCAATAGCAATAATTTTCATATAAATTTCTCCAAATTATTATTCAAATTTTGATTAAAATCATTCTTAAAACATTCCCAATCATTATCCATCATTATAACTTGACCAGTCTTTAAATAATGATTTTGTTTAATTGGGTGAAGACCTGGATCTGAAGGATTACATTCTAACCTTAAATTATTCGGTAAATATTTTTCTCTAGCTTCCCAAAATAAATTAAAATCTTCTTTACCTTCCCAAACCTTTTCGGCTCTTTTAATTCTATCATGAAACATATCCACATAGACATTAGGATATCTTCTATTTTTACGGTGCCAAGATTTATAACAACAAAGCGTTGATTCAAGAGTAAAATAAGAAACGTCTTTATAAAAAGGTTTGTTTTTAAATCTTATTTTAGATTCTTCAAGAAGTAATTCTCCTTCTTTGATCAACCAACTTAAATGTTCTTTTTTATACCCTTGAAAATTCGGATTTGTTTTATTTTGCCAATCTAGATCATCTCTACCTAACACAATCGCTAAACCGTTTCTATGAGATTTACTACCCGATATATCCGTCAAAAATAATTCATCACAATCTACATCAAGCCCAATTATACGCTGATATTCAAGGAAAGAAAAGGTCGAAAGCCTACCAAAAGCATAAAATTTATTTAACACAGTTTCCCAACAGTTTTTGAAACTACCCAATTCTTCCCAAAATTGTTTTTGTGTTTTATTACCAACTAAAGTTTGATAGGATTCTAGAGCTTTACCAAATTTAGTTTTACAATAGCGGCGGTCCATATCCCATTCTAATTTATTCCAATTATCCAATATATATTGTTGAATTTCATCAGGATTAATATTGAAATTTGGATATTTTTTAAAGATGGTCCAAGTCGTTACTATATTTTGACTTACGCCGTTAATAAACGTCAACCAATACATATCTTCTTCTGTTAAAGAAAATTTGTCTTGTAAATAAGGAAACATAAAATATACCGCCCCTGGATGAGAGCGATATTTAAGATGAAATTCATAAAATCTTAAAAATACTTCGCGGCGATATTGGGGTTCGCGAAAATCCATACCTTGTTTGAGGTCAATTATTTCTTTTGTTTTTTCTATTTCGCTCCATCTACCTATAGGATGGACACTATTTTCATTAATCATCAAAAGAAATCCTCTAAACTAGCTGCAGCTTCTTTCTTATACGGATCTTCCATATTATGAGCTTTCAGATAATCATACCACTCTTGATCTTCCCACATACCGGGGGAAACTCCGTTCCAAAGAGGTCTCCAAAGTTTATGCGATTTATTCAATCTACGCTCGTCGACAAATTGTTTACGTAGATTTTCATATTCGAAAGATTTAAGCTCAAGCATTTTTTCACGGAAATAACAAACGATTGAAATACGTTCTGCTTTTTCATGATTGAGTTTAATTTCAGTATTACCATGAATTACTTCATGATTATTCACCAACAATAGGTCTCCAGGACGAACATTAACCGCTATTCTTACTTGCGGAAACACTAGATATCCGCCTGTGTATTCTCCATCACCTAGAACCAACAGGTTCGATAAACCTTCGTTTAAATCTCCGGCGTCTCTATGACAAGCAGTCCTAAACGATTTGTTAACAGTAATAGTTGTAAAAACTGTTCCAGGAACTAGATATCCGGGGTCAAGCTTATCAGCTGCTTCTTTTTGGTTGTTCCAACGCCATGGCAACAAATCTTTGAATCCGCGATTCAAAGATTGTAGGAAAGGATAAGCTTTCTTAAATAGCTCTGGGTTTTTTTCAGTATAAGAAGTCGCGCGGCCGTAAGGAATTCTCGGGTAACGATCATACCAACCAGCGACGCCCGAAAAAACGGATTGAGCGTAATTAGTGTCCGAAATCCATTCATTAAAAGCTCTTTCAGCTTCAGCTTTGATCATTTCATGAGGCTTATTACTTAGACCATCAACCCATTTATCAAACCAACCAAAATAATCAGGATATTCTTTCATAACTTCGCTACGTAACCAAACGTGTCCGCGAACTTCTTCCTTATCGCCTTTACCTTCTTTATACTTTTTTCTAATAGATTCAACAGTTTTCTTTTCTCCAGTAAATTCCCCAAGATCAGCACCGTTGTCTAAAAACAAATTAAGAATTTCTAATTCATAAGCGTTCACCCAATCGCGGCCGCCTGGTCCTTGAGCTTCCAATATTTCTCCACGCGGGCCAGCAGCCAGTCCTCTGTTTTGACTTTGTGTCGCAGCTTCACGAAGCCCCTCGTAAGCCAACTTTTGTTCTTCTGTAGAGAAATAATTTTTACGAAATTTAAAAGCTATTCTACGTTCGTCATTACCTTTCATACAATCGCTACACTCTAGATCACAACTGGCTTTTCGGGATATATCACAAAGAGGTGGTAAATAACAATCTGTATCTTCATTGATTACAATATCATAATCGGATTCTGTTGGGAACTTACCCAACATATGTTCTGAATCAAAAATTTGTTTTGCTACTATACGTTTAACCATATTGTTCTCCTTCAATATCTACACATACTATATATGCAACAATTATAGCTTAATTGTGACGTATTATCAACTTCTTATTTTCTTTTCTAAGATTTTTTTAACGTTTGGAGGAGTCCAACCTTCGGGCTTCATTATTTTACCATCTTCACGACG